TTAAGAACATTCTAAAGTCCCTAGTTTTTGTTTCTGGATAAGGTAGATCCCATTTTTCTTTAGGTAACTGTACGTATTTACTATAACCCATTAACAGTAATAGATCAGTATGTAATTTAGTTTCTTCGGATAATGCTAAAGAAATGTTTTCTAGTTTTCTATGTAATCTATCAAGCGGTATATTAAAGAAAACGTTAGCTTGTCTTGCTCTAATTTCCCAAATAGGATCTTGAGGGTATAGATACCATAAATCATCTAATCCATAATAAGCGGCTCTTTGTTTGTTTATATTCCACTTTCTAAGTTTATCTATACTAGACAATTGTTGGGCTTTTGAACTGAGAGGTGGCGAAAAAGACAATAGATCTTTTATTATTTGGTTTTCCTCTTTTCTCTTTGGTTTTATAAACCCACCAGCTTCTTTATTTCTAAATAACTCGTCTTGATAATCAGATAGCTTCATGTTTTTAATAACAGTAGCTCCAAGTCCTGGAATACCAAACATTTTTATTTGACCATCTATCCAAGAGTTTAAAGCATAAAAATACGAAGTTTTTTCTTCCGGCGTTAACTCTTCTTCCTCATCATCATCTTTAAATAAAGGTATTAAATCAAATACGTTTAATAAATTTTGAGCTGCAGAAAAGAATATAGACTGAACAAAAGTATAATACGTTAGTTTAGATAAATTTGTTTTTCTATCACCTCTTCCATTTATTAAGTCTAAAGCAGCTCTTTTTGATAATCTAGCATACTGGAACGGAGTGTTCATGAATGCAAAGGCCAACCTACCATAAGGTCCTATTTGAAGACTAGATATTCTAGATGGATCACTAGACTGTTGGCTTTCCTCAGCTAATCTCTCGAAGTCTATCATTGTCTTTTCGATAGCTTGAGTTTCTGTTAATCCCTGACTTATATATGTATTTAATCTATTTCTATAAAAAGTAGCACCTCCAAAAGCTATCGCAATAGAGTCAGCTGTTCTAGTTGGTAAATAACCAAACTTAACTAGCTGAGCGTAAAATCTTTTAAAAGCTGAGAACGTATCTTTTTCACCAGCCATAGATTCTCTAAGAAGTTTTTCAACAGCTGAAGATTCTATGTCAAACTGTAAACCACCCCTTCTGTTTGTCAAATACCTACTGTTATACAACATGGCGAAATCTTGAGCAAACTGTTTTGGATTAGCAAGTGTTTTACTAGCGGCAACAATATTATTATCAGTCCAGTTTATAAAGTTTGCAAACGATATTAACTGAAGTCCAGCTGATTTAAAGTTTAAGAACATTATAGAGTTAACAGAAGCATTTGTCCAACCCATTATAGCTGTTTCAACTGGATTAGCCGCTCTAGTTGTCTCGTTTTTACCAGTATACATTCTTCTAAAAGAACTATTAAGCTCTTTTATATAGTTACTACCGTAAAGCGCTTCAAGCTTTAACATGTTCTTATTTGTAAATATGTTTTCAAAATTATTTTTAAACTTCTCAAAAAACACTTTACGCTCGCTTTCAGCGTGATTATATATATCGTGACTTACCGTATTGTTTATTATGTTGTCGTTGTATTTAATATAATAGTCACCAGTAGATTTAGATCTTGTTCTACCAACTAAACCTCTTAAAGAACTGGCAAATAATAAAAATTCTACATTATTTGGATCTTTAACAAAATCAACAAGGCCTTTTACCTCTTCTGCTGAAATTAAAGAAGGGTCAATGTTTTCACCAGCGGAATAAAATAAGTATACTCTAACAGCTTGCTCTGCGGTGAAAGTTTTACCTTTTACATTCACTGGTTGCTGTAGACTAGATTTCTTAAATTTAAACTTATTTATATCAGCTATCATAGCATCAGCCTCTGCTCTTGTTATAGATTTACTTTTAACAAGCTCTTCTACCGCGGCTATTTTAGATCTTTTTGCTCTAATAGTAATTTCACCAGACACAGTTTGTTTATTCAAACTAGGCATTCCTTTAGAGTCTATTTTTTTAACGTATTCTGCTCTATCAAAAAACCTATTATATTGGATGTTTAGATTTTGTTTCCAAGTTCTAAACTGCTGTTGACCTTGATAATATGGTTCTAAAAGTCTTTCTTCTATAAATCTTATAGCTACGTCACCATCTTTGCCCGCTGGGGTAAAAACCCTAGTCAATCCTATAAAGTCTTCTGCGTTGTATGGTAAATAATTAAACGTGTCTGTTACTTTAGATATAAAAGATCTATCTTTTTGCATTACATTAGCAGCTGCAGCTGTAATCTGATCCTTTGATTTTATTTTGCCTTTTGTTTTTTGCTCTATTATGTTACCCATAGTCCCTTCTAGAGATAGTTGAGCTCTACTAGGATTTATAAGAGCATCTAGTTTTGCGTCAAAAGCTATTTCGCTAGCTCTACTTATAGCTTCTTTGTTTAGAATTATAAACCTTTCAGTGTCAGTTGATTCATCTAAGAAATGTAAATGATCATAACCTTTTTTAACTAGTAAAGCTCTCAAAGCTTCTCCAGTATAATTGTTTTCTAATTCTGATTGAGTTATATATCCTTCTTCTTCGAAAAACTTTCCTAAATACTTAGTGGTAACAGAAGGTTTATCAAACCATCTGTAGTCTTTCATTAAATCTATACTTATATTTATAGCTCCTTGTCTCTCTATTAAACCATCGGCATACTGACCTGGTATAAGTATTGCTCTGTCTAAATTTAACTTAGTTTTAAAAGAGTTTTGATATGGGTTTTTTCTACCATCTTTTTCGGCAACGGTAATCATAGCATCTTTACTACCAAGCTCGAAATTAAAGCCTCTAATTTCAAAGTCTTCTGAAACTTTAGAGTTATAAGTGTTAAAATATAATTCAACATCTACTACAACATCGTCTAGTCTTAAAACATCTAAAACGTCATTTCTAAACATGTTAAGTGATTTAACCTTATAATCTATAATATCACCATTTTTAATATCATAGAATATAGTGTTAATAGCTTCTATAGTTAAACCGTGATAGTTTGCGGAGTCTATGACAATTTGAGCTCTAGAACTAGCATTTCTAGATCCATCGTGTCTATTTATCTCTCTTTGAAGTCTGTCTATGGTATCTTCTGTTACGATTTCACCAAACAACTCTTGTCTACCTCTAAACAATTCAGTTACTTCAGGGTCGTTAGTTAAAAGATAGCTAAATACGTCAAAACCGGCTTGCTCAGCAATCATCTCAGCTAACGTATCTTTTCTAGTACCTTGCGTACTTCCACCCACGTTGTCCCCAAAAAAGAAATCTAAGAATTCCTGCTGAGTTACAACTCTCTTTTTCGTTTTACCTCTACCAACACCGGTACCATCTTCCTGTCTGTTGTCTCTAACCTGCTTGCCAGATTCTTTTGTAAATTTGTATATAAAAGGGTGTTGTACATTATTGGCTTTCTCTTGTTTTGTTTGAATAGAAAACCTTTTATTTATAGCGTCAATAGGCATTATAGCGTATATATCTTCCCAGTGCTTTGCCATAAATTCCGGATATTTCATACCCAAGAAATTGTTTTTAAGTTTACTACCAAGAACTTTAGTTTGTATCTCAGTTTTTAACATAGTCATTAATGACTGAGATAGATTTGTCTTAAAGTTTCTAGAAGATATATCTAATCTACCACCAAGTATTTTAATAACAGCTTCTTTAACTACGTTTTGAAGCTCTGGTGTAAAACCAAGAGTCTCCATGGTGTTAACCATTTGCTGTACATACTCTTCTTGCGTAAAGTTACCATAGTCAGGTGTATAACCTATTTGCTTGTTACCAACAGCTGATGTTGCGTCTTCTGTAAACATCATTTCTTTTGAGCCAATCAACTCTCTTAATATATTACCTTGTCTCAACGGTAAATACGTGTTCATGTAAGCACCTAAAGGGCCTTTAGATGGATCATATTGGTTTTCAAGTATGTTAAAGAACTCAAGATTATATGCTTGTCTAAAATCCTCTAAAGTTAATTTACTTTCGATGTTTGGATTAAACTGTTTATTTACAGTGCCTTCTATTATACCTCTGTTTAACTCATAAAGCTCTTGGAACTTTTGTCTTTTAACCTCTGGAGATGTTTTTGGATCATAAGCCTCGTCTACTATCAACTTGTTTTTTCTAGTAATGTCTTTTGCTTTTTGAGATATACCAGCTGGAAACTTACCTTGGTCAGCTAAGTCTCTTTCTAGTTGTATAGCTTTGTTAAGCTCTTTTATTTTTTCTATATTTTCTTGCATTTGCTTAGCAACACTAGGATCATCTTTAGATGAAACTAATGCTTTTTGCTCAGCGATAATAGCTTGCTTTTGCTCTTCAAGAGTTATTTGTGCTCTTGACTTTTTTTCACCAGTAACCTCATCTACTTCAACCGCTCCTTTTATTTTTACAGTACCTTTACTGTTCAAAAAGTTGTTCCAATTTTTTAAAAAACTAAAAACGGACGAAGCTGTTGAAAAGTCAACCTCTGCGCCTGTGGCTCCAAATACAGCTTTGTTTATAGCCTTACCCATTCTAGAAAAAGCATCAGCCATAGGGGATTTAACATCAAAAGCTTGTTGTACTTGTAGGTAATCGCTCATCGCTGTTAAAAACTCTTGATTCAATGTTTGTTGATCAACTCCTCTAGATTTATAATTAGCCTGTGTTTGATTTAAAAACTCAACCATTAGCGATGTCTTTATATCACCAGAGTTTTTTAAGTCATTTTTTAATTGACTAACCATATCAGAGACTATTTTTGGGTCTATAGAGTCTAATATAAAGTGTGTTACTTCGTGGCTTTCAGCGAAGGCAGCAATCAAAGCACCGTCTCTCTTTCTATCGCTATTTAATATATTTTCTTTAATATTTTGATCTACAATCAATGCTGGTGTCAAATCTTTACCTTTGTACTTTATTTTAACACCAGATTGCAAAGCTACACCATTAGCTTTTCCGTCAAGCAATGCCTGAACTTGATCATCAACTTTTATTTTATATCTTTTAACGAAAGCCGCTGCTTGTTTTCTAGTTTTAAAAGTAAAAACTCTTTTATCGGCCATTGGCCCTTCGGTGGACTCGTTAACTCTATTAGCAGCTTTTCCTTTGTTTTTTGTGTAAGAATCTATGACTTGAATTTTTTGCATTTCGTATTTAGAATCCGCCACGTCATTTAAAGATGTTTCTAACTGCTCTTCTCTATATTTAATATCTTCTTCTGTTGAAGATTTGTTTTGTTTAGCCTGCTCTAAATCTTGTGCTTTATTTTCAGCCACTCGTTTTTTAGAAACATAATCATTTGCTTTTTCTATTGCGGCTGTTTGATTTTCAGGACCAACTTGATACAAACCTTCATCTATCAAGACATCAGTAGTATCATTAATATTGCTAATTTGCTCTTCAGCTTCTTTTTTAGTTATTTTACCCTCTTTTAGATCTCTTTTAACCTTTGCTTTTTCAGCTTTTATCATAGATAAAACATGATCTTTGCTGCTCCAGTTAGCTTTTAAAGATATTTGTTCTCCGGTAAAGTTTATCAAAGATCTACCTTTACCCATTCCAAAGAATATTAAGCTGCTTAAAAACCCTTGTCCAGCGCCCTCTTTTACTCTGGTTGGATCAAATTTATAAACACCAGTGCTAACATTAGCACCAACCATAGAATTTATTTCTTGTAAACTTTCAGTTATGGATTCTGCTGTAGATATTCTTAATGCATCAACAGCCATGTTCTTACCACCTGATTTTTTTATTGCTTTTTTAACCTCTCCTCTTAATAGAGCTCTCCAAGCTTGTTTCGGAACAACTTTCGCTGCTTTTGTTGCTACAAATATATTTGAAGCAAAATCTAAACCAGCATTCACCGCACCAACGACAATAGCAGTATCTGGATCATCTTCTCCGGCCTCTATAATATCAAAAAGCATTTGTTGCTTTTCTTTATCACTAGCAGAGGTAAAACCCATGCCATATTTATGCTCAGCTATTCTATACAATGATTCTATATAAACACCTCCGGCTTCTTGTAAATAAGTACTACCACCAAAGGTTACAATAGAAGCAACCATTTGTGGAAGCTGTTCACCAGCCATTAGTTTTATATCTCTAAAAGTAATACCATCTTCGTCGAACAATCTAGCACTATCAAGAAGATCTAACTCTTTTTGTAATCTCTGACTATCAGATATTTGACTTAAAAAGTATTTGTTATGTTGTTTTATTTTGTTTTTTAAATAAGGTATAGGATCTTCACCAACCCAAAGATTCTTATACTGTTCCTCAGACATATAAATAGATGCTCCACCTCTACCAGCTGCTTCTTGTAATGATCTAGATTCTTTAGGATATAAATTTGCAATATCAACTTCATCTAAAGTAGCCTTAGCTAAAGCTATTAATTGTTCTTCGTTTAATTCGCCACTTTCTATTGCTTTCAAAAAGTTTTTAATATTAGCAAAATCTTTAGATCTATGTAGCATCTCAGTGTTGACGTCTCCAAATTCAAAAGCCTTTGTTGTTTTAAATACACCTTCTAAAACAGCGCTACCTTCTATCCAGTCAGGTAATAATTTTGACTTATTAAACTTTCTTATATCAACATTTAAATCTTCGCCAACAACTTGTAATACAGAAGCTACAAGTTCGTTGTATCCTCTGTCTTTTTTTAGTTCTTTTTCTAGAAGATCCAACTGAAACTTGTTCATTTTTTCTTCTATAACTAATAGATCAGCATCGCTAATAAAATCACCTTCTATAGCGTTTATCATTTCAAGTTGTTTATTATAAAACAACTCTTCGTTTTTAGAGTAAAAATAAGGTAAAAATTCTTTTGACATGTAATCGCTTTCGTGAATCATGTCACCAATAATTTTATCAGCTTGAACTATAAGATCGTCTTCAGTTAACCCTTCTTCTATTCTTTGCTCAAAGTCTTTTAATTCTTGTGGTTTTCTTTTTAGATAATCATCTTTCAATGATCTTTTGTCTAAAAACAAAGGTTCTAGTATTTTTTTAGAGTCTTTTAAACCATCTACATTTATTTGTCTCCAGTAATCATAATAAGAATCACTAATGTCTGAAGGTGATCCAACAGGGGGTTTTATAAGCTTATTAACTAATTTATATCTTTCTTCTACAGTTTTATCCAGTAGTGCTTTCCATTGAGGACCTTCAGCTGATAAAGCTTTATTCATGGTATCAGTGTAATCCTTGACTTGTTGTTCATAAGTTCTAGGATCACCGTAATATAAACCTATACCCGTACCTTCGTTGTAGTTGGGGTCAACTGGTTTGTCTTTATCTTTATATGGGGATTTTTCGGTCAGCGTCGGACCTAATTGGAATTTGTTAGTTTGGTCTATAGGTATTTTATTTTCTACAAACCTTCCTGTTTTTGGGTCTATAATCCACTCCGATGAATATAGATCCGAGTTGGATGCCGAATCTTTTTGAGACGATGTCGCTGCATCCGTTGCAACATCGCCTTGTTGCTTTCCCTCTACATAAGAATTTACAAATGTTTCGTAATCTTGTGTGAAGAGTTTTTTCTCACTCACTACGTTGAATACTTTTTTCTTGTATTCTTCATCTTGCCAAGCGTTTTTAAATTTAGCAAAATCTTGAGTGAATAGTTTTTTATCGTAAAGTACTTGATAAAGCTTTTCTAGCATGATATTTTATTTTATTATTCTACGTTTAAAACTCCGATGTCAGGGTTAGTGCTTCCTCCTCCAGACACAAAGTAACCAACAGCGTTGTCAGAGAATCCTATATCATAAAGTAATTCTTGATATACCGCGTTTGGATCGTTTAAGTTTGAGAAAGGATTAAATCCAGACCAACTATCATCAAAACTTGGATCAACCTGGCCTTTGTTTAACATAAACATATATTGATCTTTTGGATATAGTTCTCTATAGTCCTTAATCAATTGATCTCTACTAATTCCTGAGAATTGATTTGCGTACAACTTGAAGTGTTCACCTCTAGTTATCATTTGACGAGCTGTTCCAGAAGAATTAGCTTTAACAAAGTTTATGTAGTCCTTAGCAACCTGCTCCCAGTTACCAGCCTTTGCAGCGTTAACAAACGCTAATGCACTTTCCTTGGCTTTACTAGCTCTACCTTGACCAAGTGATATTTCTTGCTGAACTGAAGGTGTTAACTTGAAACCAGAGCCACCTCCAGTGCCTCTACCTCCACCTCTACCTCGTAGTTGTCTTTTTCTTTTGTCTTCCGCTGATTTAAAACCTGCTGCAGCTGTTTTCTCAAACATGCTTAAATACTGCTCTATAACAATATTAGTTAGTTCGTCGTATCTAGACTCGTCCTCTAAAAGAGCTGGGTCTAAACCTAAACCTCCATCTATAATAAAATCATCTGTTGCTAAAGAAACTACTGTTTCTCTACCGCCTTCTGATAACATAGATTTTAATTGAAGTTTATAGAAATCCCTGCTAGCTGCATCTAATTTGTTACCAGCATTATATATTTTTTTATTAAGCTCTACTATTTTAGTAGCAGTTTTAAAGTCTTTGTTAAAATATTTTGGAAGATCGTTTAATTCTTTTTGAATTATAATGTTTTCACCATTTTCTGATATTCCACCAGTATAAAAAGATATATTACCATCATCAGTTATACTAATGTCGTATTTATCTGTTAAGACATCTGTTAATATATTTAGATCACTATTCTTATTGCCATCAGAGACCAATCTACCTGTAAAATCAGGAAGATCTTCATCTTTCATTTTTTTAAATATCTCAAATTGATTGTTCAGTTGTTCAAAAGAAGATGATATTGAATTCATTTTAGAAACATTCTCCATGTAAGCTGTTGAGGTCGGACTGTATCTACCAGCAATTCTAGCAGCTTGAGCATACTCATTTCTTTTTTGTATTAAAAACTTGTTAACAGCGTCTCTATATTTAGGTGATATTTTAGCCACATTTAATGGCTCGGCCATATTCTCAATATAATTAGCCACTTTAGACTCAACTAAGGCTTTTTCTCTCTTTTTTCTAGCTAAAATATTATCAACCATACTCTGCGCTCTTGCAAAAGGTTGCGCAAAAGAAAGAGATGGATCATAATATCTACTTTGATATATTAAACCTTGTTGTGCTATTAAATCTCTATTAGCCATATCTTATTTTTTTATCTAGCCATTTCAGCGTAAATTCCAGCGCCCGCACCTATAACATTTCCAACACCACCAAGTATACCAGCTGTTGCTTGTTGCCTAGCTTGGTTGGCAGCTGCTAATCTTTGTTGAGACATACCTAAAAGTGTTTCTGTTTTCTCTTGCTGTTGTTGTCTAGATATTAATTCTCCCTTAGCCTCCATAGTTTGAAGTTGACCTGCCATATTAGCTTTAGCCATTTCATTAGCAGACTCTTGTTCCGCGATACTAGCCGATGCTTGTTGAAGATTTTGTGATTGTTGACCAGCCATAGCTTGTGCTAAAGCGGCTATACCAGATCCACCAGCTGCACCTTGCATTCCTTGCATAGTATTAGCTAAACTTTGTTGCTGTTGTTGTGCGGCAAAGTCAGCGGCTTGAGTGTTTACAGTTAAATCTTCGTAAACATTCTCCATGTTTTTATATACGTTAGATGTGTCAAGCTCCATGTAAGCTTGTTTATTCATGTTGTATTCTTCCTGCGCTTTGCGCTGCTCTCTTTTTCTTTTACCACTTCCAATTATTCCGCCAGCGATACCCGCTAAACCTTGAATACCTTGAAGTGCCGCTCCTATTGGTATTGGCATAATTTTATTTTTTTTACTATATTATTATTATTACACTTTATCACTAAATATTAACTACTTATAAATATTTCAGAGCCAACAGAATATAACTCTATTTTTTGATAAGAATCATTTTTAAATTGAGCTTCTGCGTAGTAACCTCTTAATCCGCTAATATTTGCTTTATTTGTTTTACTAAAAAGTATAAAACTATTATTATCTGGTCTTGGGGTTGCACTAGATATATTAGCCACTATAGTATATGTAGATATAGATGTTATAACACCTATTTCTACAATAACATCTCCGTTTTCATCATTAGTGTAATAAACAGTATCTCCAACTTGAGCAGAAACATTTATTGGATTAGGGAATGTAAGTGTTATACTTTGTATAGATGCCATATTAAGTTACTGTTACTGCGCCTGTGAATATATTAATTGAAACATTACTAGCACTTGTTACTCCAAAACTATTACCATTAGAATCTAAAACCTCTTCTTGATTTGTTCCGGCTGAATTTTCTTTAAATACTTGTAACCAAGCTGCGTCAGAATGTGCCCAAGCGTAATAAGTTCCCGACACTAATCTAAATGAGTCTAAAGAAAGCCTAAGCGTGAATACACCTGTAGCTGTTGCCGCGGCCATTTGACTAGCTAATGAGCTGTTTATTACGAAATAATCTTTACGATCGCCACTTCCTATAGTTCCGCTAACATAATAGGTTTCAGGATTGCTAGCGCTATAAGGAGATGAAACTATATTATTTTCATCATAAACCACGCTATTTGTGTCAACAAAGTTACTTGACACAGTGTCTGAATTAGCTGTTGTTCTGTCTGAAAATAAAGGTAAAGTTACTAACTGCCAAGCCGCGTCTGTTAGATTGAAAGAAGTTGAATTAGCAGAACTTGTACCTGTATTGTTTAAAGCTGATCTACCTATTATAAATCTGACCGTGTTGTTATTCGCGTCTTGTGTCTCAGCTAGCAGTATAAAATCAGCATCGTTGCAACTGTGACCAGAAACCGAGCTTGGTTTTGCTGATAAGTTTATAGCTGACGTTGTTTTAGGTGATTGTCCACTAGCCGTTGATGCGCTTATACTTGCACCTCTATAACTAACCACAAACTCCATTTTAGTTAAAATATCATAAGCAGCACTAACGTTTATCGTTTCTGAGTCAGATGCACCTAAGGGATCTGTGGCAATTAAAACTATTGTTGTTAACCCGGCTGGAACAGGGCCTGTTAATGTACCGGTGCCATCTTGGTTATCTGTTAACGTCCACCCTGCTGGAAGACTAGATTGAGTGCTTATTGTGACTTCTGGATCAGTATGATCTACATCTGAATATGTAAAGTTATATGTATAAGTTCCACCTGCAACACCAGTGAACTGAGGTGCTGTGCTCGTTATAATAGGAGCATCATTAACAGGGGTAACTGTTATAGATACAGATGCCACGTTAGAATCAACCTCACCATCGTTCACTTTGTACGTGAAAGAATCAACACCGTTGAAGTTAGCGTCTGGTTTATATAAAACAGAACTCCAAACATTCAACAATTGCCCTGTTCCCAATGGTACTTGAAAAGTTGTATCCGTAGGCGCATATATATCTCCATTAAGTGGTAGTGAAGTTATATCATAAACTAAAGAATCTCCATCTAAATCACTACCTAAAAGTTGTATTACTAGATTATTTGGATCAACCTCGTCTTCAACTATTGTTTTCGTTACATTAGCAGCTGTTGGAGGTCTGTTTGTTTGAATAAAAGAATCTAAGTTTAATTGACTTAGTACATTGTCTATACCTGTTTCTAGTACAAAACCATCTACTGTTATAGTTAGCGTCTGTGAGTTGTTTGACAGTTCAGTTATAACAGCGTCTATATCTATATCGGTCCCACCATTATTAAGTGGATCTGTATTACTAAAATCTGATGGCAATGGGGGAGTATCGACTGTTATCTCAGAACCAGAAGTAACTTGAAATATTAATTGAAAGGCATAATTTGAATCACCAGGCTCTAATTGTTCGAGAGGGTGATACGTATAAGATATGTTACTAGGTAAAGAAAGGTTTGGATCCGTAGATGTTAATCCATAAGAAACCGTTATATCTAAATATTGATTTATCGTAAATGTTGATGGTTGACCAGAAGGTGTATCAAAAGTTGCTGCTAAATCACCGGTTAAAACAAAATCGTAATGATCATTGTCTGTAACAGCGGGAAATATTATATTAAATGAATAAACACCACTCTGTGGCATTACAACGTTTGACAGGGTGGAACCTAAAATACTAGTGCCATCTTCATTGACTACTGTTAATGAAAATAAAGCACCTGGATTACCATATATTTTCATGTTTCTAGTCGTGCTAAAGTTACCAGGTAGATTACTAGTATCTATTGTATAAGAAGTTATTTCTCTAACCAAAACAGGTATTTCTTTAACATTAGCTATAATCGTAAATACGTCACCTGTAACATTGTTACTTCCAAAAGTATAATTTCCAGTAAATGTAACTGAAGTTAAATTTCCGTTGGAATCATAGACGTTTGAAGATGTTATTGAATAGTCCGCAACCACACCAGTTGTTATAGCTCCTTGTGGGGCTGATGGAAAGAAGTAACCACTATTTGCACTAACCGTAAAAGTAAAAGCCTGAACTGTTTCACCGTTTTCGCCTGTAGCGGAATAAGCGGTGTTTCCAGAAGATGGTGTTATATTAGAACCTGCTATTAACTCGACAACACCAGACAGACTATACTGTAACAACGTTGCGTTACCTGCTATACATATAGGTATTTCAACATCGTTGCTAGGCATCACATAGTTGGTGTCAAAAGTAACAGTACATATAACGTTGTTTCCATTTTGAGTAAAAACAGCACCTGTTACTTGAGAGGGACCTGAAACATAAGAAAAATCATTAGCATTTATTTGATAACCAGTGTCTGGTACCAATGTCAATGTTGCTGTTGGCTGAACACTTGATATTGTGTCGCCTTGTGGTACTTCAAAATTAACAGATTGTACTGAAAAATTACCTATTGTTGTTGTGTGACTCATTTTTTATTTTATTTAGCAATTTTCATCTACATAAAGATGCACGTTAAACGAATCCTTGTAACAAGTATCATTAATATAAACATGTACATTGAAATCTGATTGATCGTCAGATTGTATAGATGCTCTACCTATACCCTGTACAGAAAACTCATTTGAATCAACGTTGTTATCGCAATTATCATCAAAATAGGTTGTTAAACCTTTTATGTAGTTGTAATATTTACCTTCTTTGTTTACAAAAGTTTTTAAACTTCCTTCCTGTAAATCTGTTGCTATCCAATTTGTGTACCAACCAGATTCAACAGTTTCGCTTGTTGGAATTAAAGAATCAGCTTGTATCTCAGCTAGTGAATATCTTTTTGTTCCAGATACATTATATATATAATTACGCGGTTTTGACCCAGTATAATTTAATGTTTTAAAAACCTTAACGTTATTTGCTTCTTCATTAAATAAAAAGTTCAAAGAACTGTCATATTTAACACCATAAAACGTATTATATGCATCGTTAGCTCTGTGTTTCCATATTATACCGTTTTTAAAAGTATAATACTCTCCATTTAAACTCAAACCGCTTTCTTGGATAAAAGACTTTCTACTCTCCCAACCATCTACGTCTTCTTTAAACGTCAATGTTGTGGCTACTATATTGTCGCTTGGGTCATCAGCTATATCACAATTAGTTCTGTCAAAAACTCCTGTTTCTAGCTTTTTTTGCCATTCTGGAGAAAGTGCATCTAAAGTTAAGTTATAAGAGTTGTTAACGTCATCATAACTTCCTATGATTGATTTAGAGTATGGTAGATTATCAGAAAAGAAATCTCCCATGCCTTTAGTTGCTATCTCTTCTATACCATCTCTAGAAAGTCTTAAAACAGTTCCTCTGTTTTTGTCAGAAAAATAAGATCTAAAACCATATGTTGCAAAAGATTCTGGATTTGTAGATATACCAAATTCTCCAACATACGGTGTTACTTGCCCTAAAACGTTGAAATTAGAAGTTACGTTTGCATTGCCATCAGCATTATAAAGTGCGTCTTTGTTAGCTAGTATATTAAAACATTTATCTTCTGTTAAACAAATTAGATCGGTATCTCTAGCGTGTAGTTTTTGAATTGTTCCATAACTAGGATTAAGATCTTTTGTTATTTTTTCAGCTTGTATAAATTGATTTAAGCCATTTATACCTGATGTTGAATTAAATATGTTTGAATATATCAAACCAGAACCTTTTAGTTCTTCTTGATATGGCTCTTCTAAAACAGCTGATACTATAGGGTTTTTATCCAATAGCACTGCATTATAGTCGTCTCTTATTCTATTAGACTCTACGCCATTTCCAAAACTCCAACAATTGTGCCATTCCAACTGTTTCTCATTGTTTAATTCTGATATATCATAAATATCACTAGCGGCATAGTAAATATCTAACTCAGCTGATTCTTTTGGTTCAGTTTCCCATATAGCTGGATTTTCAGTTGTAAATTCAGATCTATTGCCAAGATTACTTACATTTTGCAATATTTCTATTGTTCCATATTGCTGACCACTGTTATTCCCAATAGGTGGAACCCACGTCATAGGTCTATCAACCTTTATGCTATATCGTATAGACCTTCTTGGCCACTTTTTACCAGCGCCATGGCAACCTATACTTCTATCGGAATTTGTGTAATAAGTTCTAAATACTTTTTTTATTTCGTAAACTTCTTCATTTGGATCGCCTACAAACCTAAATAATGTACCAACTGCTTTTAATGCGTCACTAAAATCTTTTTGAGGTCTTTCATTAGCGTTATCAGTATCCCAATTTGCCCATATAGACCAATGCCCATCACAAAATGCTTGAGATTGTCTAGGCCCAAAACCATGCCAAGTTATATCTAATTTGTCTTGACCAGCAACACACCCCCAGCCTACTTCATGAGGTTCGAAAACTAAACCTTGATTCTCGTAATGCCAGTCTGGGCTATGTCTTTTAATAGGGTGAGGTCTTGCATAATCAAAAAACCACCAGTGCAAAATATTTGATGAATTAGAGGTTCTAGCATATACGTTTTTTGATCTTATAACACCATATCTAGGGTTTGGATCATCTAAAAGTATGTTTTGCTGCAAAGTAGCATCTTTATATATTTTAGCAAAAAATCTACCATCAAACTCAGGCTTATTTTCTTCTACCGCTTCTCTTATTGTTACTATAAAAGTGTCAGAAACTCTACCAGCAAAAGTTCCATCTGTTGAAACAAAACCAACAGTGTCATCGAATGGCTCGACTAAATCAATTTTTACTATTGAATTATCATTATTTGGATCACCTAATGTTGTTATGTTTGCTATTTCAAAATAATCAGATGTGTTATTTCCAAATGATATAGCTGTATATAAATTACCATTAGCACTTTCTAAACCTCCAAATAAATTTTTCCATATAACATTTCTAATATAAAAATTTGTTCTATCTGGTAAAGGAAAGCCATCAGACAACCCAGCTATAGTTGTCCAGCTATGCTCCCCAGAGCCCCTTAATTTTTTAGTCGTTTTTATAAAAGTAGGGGCTTCATTAGATATTGATATTATTTTATATTTAGCGTTTTCAGTCACAGGTACGTCCGAAGCATGTTTTTTCTTTAACTCTATAAAACTTTCTTCTGAAACTTTATTTCTATCTGACGATGGAAAAGACAGCCATATATTACCATCTTCAGCATCATACCATCTATCCATCGCTAAATTATAATATTCATTCGATGTTTCTTTTATAAAATATTTAAAATATTTTGCCCAAGACGGAGGTAGGTTGTTTACTTTAGCTTTTATTATATTTCTTAAAGGAGCAAAACTTTTTGTTAAAGCCTTTGTTGCATTTGATGATGTAAAAACAGGCGTCTGTCTACCAAATTTATCTATATAAGAAACACCTAGTTGATAAGTTCTTTGGGACTTTATAGATTTACTTGGATTTCCTATAGAAATATCAGAAGTGTCTTCATCGTGCTGAATTTGTATTTGAAGATCATGGTTTATATCTTGACCTAATTTGTTATTCATGTTGTAGCCTTGTACGTAATTACCATACACAAGTCTATTACCTATGAGTTCTTGAGATTTAGCTTTTCTAGGCACATTGTCCCATGGTCTCAATATTTGATTAGCCTCTATAACAGAACTAATTATTTCACTTTGAATAACATATTCATTAGCCACCCATGTGTCTGAATTTTTAGTTATAGATTCTACTTTATAAACCAAGTTGTTATTAGATTCTTTGTAAAGTATATCTATTTCTTTTACATCAGGTGGTATATCGCTTGTTACAAAATTAGATATTTTTATTATTCTAGCAACATTAGTCATCGCTAAGTTATAACCGTGATAACCATCATATTCAAATGGTTTTCCAGGTAAAAAAGCTACTTCAGTGAAAGGAGCAAATGTAGAATATTGATTGTCTAAATACTTATATCTATAAGAAAATCTAGGCATTTTATATTCAAAAAGTGGATCTTCTAGATCAAGCTCCACATCATAGGGAAGCGTTCCAGTTGGTATCTCGTCTGGAATTGAAAGTATTTTAACTTTATAGGTGTATATATTTATAACCTCAACAACTTGTAGTCTTATAGAGAAAAGATCATTGTATTCGTTTGCGTCATCGTTGAGATCTAAAGTAAGAGTGTCTCCTTCTAAAAAATCAACAGATGTTGTAAAGGTTACATTAAATGGAGGCGTGTTAATATCCAAAGAGTCGTATTCATCATCTTGATCTAAAAAAGCAAAAGCATAATTTAAGTTAGTTCTTATTTCTCCATCTCTGTCGCTCTCGGACATAGTTAGAGAAGGTCTTTTTAAAGGGTATTTTTTTATAACGGTTACATCTTGTTCTATGAAATCTCTTCCATATATTTGAGAATGTGTTACAAAATCATTGGTTGAATTTTGCCAATCTTTAATTATTACTTTTTTAGGCTCGTTTTTATTATCAGTCCAAAAAATAACGCTTTCAATAATATTTACGCCAGTTATCAAATAATCTTCTGAAAAATTAAAAACATTATTAGCGTCGACAACAAGAGGTTTTACTAAATCATTGACTTGATTATACTCAGCAATAACATCAGCTTCGTTAGAAGTTATAAACCAGTATATTTTTTCTGTAGATGTATCTCTAACAGAACCTATACATTTAGCATTAGTTAAATTAGATATATATCCACCCTTAGCTAGATCCCAAGGTTGATAAACACCAGTACTTGAGTTATAACTTTTGTTTTTTAGTTCAATGTTACCTTTGATATTTTCAAAAGCTCCAACATCTGAATCTTCCGATGCTGAAATTTCTAAGTTTAAAGCATCTCTATATTCGCCATTAGGTACAATTCTCTCGTCGAGGTCTTTATTCATTCTACCTCGAGCAAAACCTCTAACTATTTCTGGCATATTTTAGTGTTTTATTTGCTTAGATTTGCCTCTCATTACTTGAGTGATCTCTTCTATTTTCAAGTTAGATAATCTAAGTTTAGCAGTTCTAGCCGCTGCAAATTTTTCTTTTTTAAATCTATTGATTATATATTCAGGTACATTTGCTCTAGCTGACAAAATAGAAAGTGCTACGTATTTGTAAACAGCTTCTTCGGCAAATTTATGTACAATCATCTCTTCGTCAGTGGCTAAACCATCACTTATATATTTAAGCGTTATAACCTTACCCATTAGAGACGCGTCAAAGAATATTTTGTTTTTTATTGGATCTATAAAAAATACACCGTTAGACTGAGTGTATTCTGGGTCTATACCATATCTTCTACCGAATAACTGTGTTAGACCAGCGTCGTTTTCAAGATCATTTAAGTCATCTTGATTATCCTGTTGTCTGTTTTTAAACCTTTTCCAAGTTTCAGACTCGTTAGCCGTTAACAAGTTACCATTACTATCAAAGGTGTACTCATAATTACTATCCTGAATTATAGGAAGTGGATTACTAGTGTTTCTAGTTGGATACACTATTCTTTCAACACCACTATCATCTACCCAAGTAACTTTTACGTAATTTACATAATCATGCGGTAATGGCATTTGAAGATTTGGTGGTATTTCTATTTCTTGCGACTTTTCAGATCTAAAAATATCATATGTAAACTCTTGCATACCTCTTCTAACGTGATACGCAACATCGGTTCTTTTTATCTTACTTATAATCTTGTCCTCACCTACATAGTTTATAATGAAGTTATTAACTAGATCTTTTAAGTTTATAAATTGATACCCACCGTAATCATTTATATTACTAGCTTGATTTCCGTCTGATCCCTCGTAGTATTGTTGTTGTGTTCCAGTGAATAAGCCCATTTATTAAGATTTTTGTTGTTGAACGTCCATAGCGTCTTCTTGTGCTGCTAGTTGATAAACTGATAGGTCTCTTACTAATACACCAGCTAGCGACAATATCTTCATGACCAACTCAACTTCTTCAGATGGATGTAATTCAAAGTTAACAGAATATGTTGCGTCGTATAGTGCTTCGCCATATACCATTTGATATTTCCACTCAACTTTTGTTGGTTTTTTAATGTAGTTACAGTTTAAAGATTTAACAGAGTCGTCAATCTCAGTTGGCCCATAAGCTTTTATACCATTAATATCTTTGGTATATATGGGGAACTCAGCCGTTGGAGCTGCTATTGGTGAAGATGTTATATATAAGTATTCGTTTTTATTTACCCTCTCTACTTCGTTTCCATCATATATAATGGTTCCAAGTCTATATAAATCAGATGGTAAAATCCAGTAATTATTGGAATAAGTTAAGGCTACTGTTTTTTCAAATAAACTTATTTTTTCATTCAATATATTTAACATATCAGAATATTCAGTGTCATTACCATGTAACATACCGAATTGTTCTATATCGTAAAAATATTGTTCAAAAATATCCATTTGCGCTTGATTTGCAAATAGATTGAATTCTTGAGGCGTCAAGTATCCTCTTTGCTCTTTGTTTAGTATCGCAAGAACTCTTTGGTAAACCGTGTCTATACTTACTGCCATGTTATTTTTTTATAGTGATTAGGCCACGATTACAGCGGCCTAACCGCTATAAGTGACTTTAATTTAGTCTTTTTTCTATATTGCTATACACTTCAACACCGTCGTCAGTTTTAAACCAAGCGGCTAAAGCTGAATATGGGTTTTCGTCAAAAGGTACAGTCATTAATTTTCTACCATTAGATCCCCAGTTGAATGTTCTTTGATCTTGTGATAGATTTATGATACCAGCTTCTACAGCTTTAATACCAAAGTTTCTTAGTTGAACATTTTCATCAGAAGCAAGATCTAAAAATAAAGCTGGATTTCTTTTAGCAAGCAACATGACATCTCTTTTAATTTCTTTACTAGTCATATTATTTACCTTGTTACCAACCTCAACTCTTAAAATAGCTTCTAATTGATCAATATCTAGTGTTTTAGCAGCGTTTAACGCTTCTAGTTCCATTTCAATATAGTCTAGATCATCTTGAGCTTCTCTAACAGTGTCTAACTCAGAATATAAACCATTTTTTAATGGGTGATAAAGAGACAAAAGTTTTTGTAACGCTTGTTGTTGTCTCGGTACTTGCAAAACACCATCTCTAAAAATAATTTGCCCTAAAGTAACTTCGCCTTGTTGCTCATCAACAAAAGGACTATTTTGATTAGTAGCATATCTAAGTTCTCTTTGTAAACCAGTATTTTCATCAAACCACAATAATGGTCTTTTTCTAGAGTGTTTTGCTGGTAATGTTGTTATAAGTGGTTTTTTATTGGATGTTAGAAAATAAACTCTATCTTTAATTTCCCACTCTGGTTTTTTTGGTTGAACTGGTGCATTTTTTGCAACAGTTGGCTGAGGTTCAATTAACTCAGTTTCGTGTGTTGTAGCTTTTTTAGCCATGATATAATAAAATTAAAAAGTTTATAAAAATGTAAAAATTACCCCCGTCGATAAAACGAGGGTAATAATTACTTTTGTTAAATGATTACGGGGTAGCAGCAGTATCTTTGAATAAGATAAAGTTGTTAGCACCTTGTACACATAAACATCTTTCAGATAGCATGTGAACATTCATTTCGTCGATGTCAGAAGTATAGTTACCACCAACAGAACCTGTGATCCAAGTTTTCATTCTTCTATCATCAGCTTCGCTAGCTCTATATCTAACATGTAAGAAAGGTCTTTGAATGTTTTTGCCCAAAGTTTGATCGTAAACTGTAGAAACACCAGCAGGTACAAGTACACCGTCAATGTCTGCAGTAAGACCTCTTGTAGCAGCATCATTCAAATATTTCCAATCTGTTTTGTAGAAATCATAAGAACCTCTTCTGAAACCAGAGAAACCTAGATTAAGTGCCATATCTTCAGAGTTGTTGAATACTCCGTAAGAAGTACCACCGCTTCCGTAAGAATTAGCTCTAGCTAACATGTTATCAATAGAAAGAGAAGTACCTCTATCTAAAAACAACATATTTTCTTCGATAGCACCTTGTTTGTCTAGTTCCTTAAGAATAACGTCAAACTCAGCAAGACCACTAAGTCCAGTTGCGTTGTCAAAATCGTGATCGTTGAAAACCAAACCTCTGCTTTCGATGGCAGCGAAAAGACCTTCAGTACCTCTAACGTCTTGACCAGAATCAGCTCCAGCGTTATCTAAAATATCAATAGTTTGAGTAGCTTTTTCAGCCTCAACCATTGTCATTTCTAGATAATCTTCGAATCTTAATCTTGTTTCGTGCTCAGATTTTAAGTACCATAGATAACCAGAAGTTCCAAGTTCAGAAGTAACCTCAACCCAACCGATTTGAGCAGTGTCAGAACCGTTGATGTTATATTTATCTTTAATGATAATTGGTGAGTTACTAAACTTTTGGAATCCAGCATCGATAGACTTGTCCATTCCGGCAGATCCTTTACCAAACTCAGAACCATAAACAAATACTTTAAGGTCAGTTGGGTTGGTAGCAGCTACGAAAGAAGCAGGCCAGTTAGCAGAAGTTAAAGGATAAGCCTCTAATTCACCAGTGGCAGCATCTACAGATTGAACAAAAGCTTTTACGCTTTCAAATCCTTTAGAAACGATAATTGTTTGATTAGCTCTAATAGCGTGAGCTTGTGGGTTTCCAGCAGAATCAAGAATGACCAACGTTTTATCAGAAGCAGTGTTGTCAACTTTTACTTTAGCACTGTCATAAGCAACGTGTAGTCTTCCTTGTTCTGTCCATACGACTTCGTCAGAAGCCATAGGCATTTCAGCTCCTACCATTCTTAGAAAAGAAGATACAGATCTGTTTCCATATCTTTCAACTTCTTTTTCATATACTTCTGGTAAAAACTGTTTTGTAAAATCAAAATCTCCTCCACTGATTGACAAATAGTTTTTGTCAAATAAAGTTTTAGTAGGTGCAGGAGTTAATCCAGCGGGGTAAGCCCCTTGTGATGCAAAACTCATTTTTTAAATTTTTAAAAGTTATTTTTTCATTTTTATTCTAAGCGATGAAGAATCATCTCCGGATACTACTCTAAATTTTACACCGTCAACGTTCGTAGTTTTTTCATGAACCCCTCTCGGACTCATGTCTACGTTCTTTGACCTGGAAATGCTTTCTTTAATAGCGTCAGCTTTTCCTTGTTCGTAAAAATGATTAGCGATAGCATCTGCGTTCATAGCTGTAAAAAGCGCTTTATGATAACCCTTAGCATCACCCATCGTGTTATCTTCTGCTAAAAACTTTTTAACAAAATTATTTATGTCACTTTGACTTTGCTTAACTTCGTTGGCGTTTTTTACATTAAATCTAAATCTTTTTTCACCGACATTGTATTCAAAACCTTTGAATTTATCGTTAAAAACTTTATTGGTTTTATTCAAAAAGATTTCAGATTGTTTTTTTGCTACCTTAGATGTCTCCTCGTTTTCTTTGTTATAGCGGTTGAAAAATTCAACTGCTTTTTGCTGATCTGGTGTTAACCTTGATCCAGCTTTAATTTGTTCGTAGTATTTACCTTTTAGTCCTTCTAAATGACTTTTGGCCTTAGCTACTTCTTCTTTAAAAGCTATCTTAGCTTTTCTAATATCTTTTTCGTCGTCTAAAGACTCATCAAAAGAAAAATCCTCCATTAAGATGTCAATATCTTCTTTGTCTAAATGTGGTTTTGTGTTCTCGTAATATTCTCTTAACAATTGTGTTTCATTAAGTTTAGAATAATCCTGGTTTAAACGCACATAGTCTTCTAGACTTCCGCCTGTTTCATTTATAAAATCTACTACTTTCTGAATGTTTTCAGGGAGTTGCACCCCGCTTTCTTCTTTTTCAGCAATAGCTTCTTCAATTTCTTCAGCTAGTTCAGCTGTTTGCTCTTCAACCTCCTCTTCTGTTACCTCTTCAACAACCTGCTGTTGCTCTTCTTGAACTTCTTCTTCCTGCTGAGGCAATTGTTCAACCACTTTGTCTTCTGGTTGATCAACGGTTTCTACTTCTTCGGTATCAACAACTTCTTGTTGTTTATTTAAATTTCTTAAATCTACCTTAATAGTACCATCTTCGTCTATAGTAGTTGTTTTTTGTTCAACAACTTCTTCTTGAGGTTGATTTTCTGTTGTTTCTTGACTTTCTACTGTTTCCTGATCAACAACCTCGTCTAAAACAGTTTCTTTTTCTTGTTCTGTCATGATAAAATATTATATAATTATACATTTACTATTATCACCTGGGTTCAAAAGAACCTAAATCAAAATCACCACTCAATATATCATTTCCTGATGATTCAAAATCTTTTGGCCCGGTGTTTTTTTGTCTTTGCTCTATAAGTTGGCTTTGCTGACTTGCTTGCATTTTAGTTCTGTCATCTTTTCTGTCTTCTTTAAAACTTTCTTTAGATCTATAAACTTCAGCTTCTTTTTCCTTTAAAGCCATGTTTATTTGGAATTCATAAGACATCAACTCTTTCTTCAAATTAGCCTCTTCTTTTAATCTTTGAGAACTTAAAGAAGATTTTGCTTGTTCTAATTGTATCTGAGAGCCAGTTAAAGCCTGTTGTTTTTGTACCTCAAGTTGAGCAGCTGCTTGTTGAGCTTGAACATTTGCCTCTGCTTGAGCCTGCATATTTTGTTGCTGAATCAATTGATCTCTTTGTAGCTTTTTCTTTCTTCTAAGCTTTAGTAATTGATTAGCTAACTTTAAATTTTTAACTTCTCTAATATCAATTGCATCTTCTAAATCTATAGTGCCTTGTGATATAGCCATTTGTATGTTATTTTCCAACATGGCTTTTTCTTCGTCATCAGGTGTTAACTCTATAAATATACCAAAATCATGTAGATGTAATTGGTCTATATCTTCTAACGTAGACACGTTGTGTATACCTATCTGTTGAATAAAAGCATCTCTAGTTGGAGAATACTCTAGTATATCAGATACTCTTAAAGATAACGCTTCTGCTATTTCAGCTGTTATAAACAATCCTCCTTGTAATATATGTCTAGTAGCGGTATTACTATTGGCAGCCGCTAGTTTCTGAACGCCAACCAATGCTTTAGCATCAGGCATGCTACCATCTCTAGCTTCGTTTAATCCCGTTACATCTCTAATCATTTGCAGATAATAGTTGTACGTGTTTATCAACGATGCTATCTTATTATTACCAGATCCAGATGCTATTTCTTGAATAGGTATTTTACCTGGATTTAAATCTCCTTCAGAAGTAAAGGATCTACCAATAACAGAACCAGTCTGGAAGAACATATTAAGCGCCTCCTGAGGATTATAATTAGTACCATTTCCTAAGTCTATTTCCGCGAGTCCATCAGCATCCAAATATATTCCGTCTGGAACCATTCTAGATAGAACTTGCTGAAGTTTTAAATGCGTTATTTGTATCATGTCAGCGAAACCAACTATTCTGCTGACCAACGATTCTATTCTACCTTTGTACATTCTAGGAGCAACTATAGAATAATTCATTCTAACCTTAGTTGAGTCACTTTTAGGACGCATCATGTTTTTAGCCAACTCCCATTTTAACAATGTATTTGTTCCTAAGACTAGAGCTCCTTCGTATAAAACCTCTATTGATCTAGAGACTTTTTCAAATTTATCGTCAAGTATTTCCGCTGGAGGATTAAAAGTGTCATCTTTTATTAATATTTTAGAAGCTCCAGTCCCTGTTTGTTTTACTTTGTAAACTTCATTAGCATATGTTTTGTAATTAAAGTAAAGTATTTGAACAGAGTTTTTATCTACATTGTTTGTTTCATTTATAGTTCTATGGTAAAAATCAGTATTTTGAACACCCTGTTTAGTTAAGTCTTCTAATTGATCCTCATCTAAATCAGGAAACTGTTTTTTAAGTTCGTTTATAGGTATTGTTTTTATCTCACCAACATAATAAATGTCTTCAAAATAAGGTGAATCTGTATATGAATAAATAATGTCAGCAGGGTCAACGTATTCTACTTTTATACCCTCTGACTTGTTAAAGGTTGTTTTTGCGCAACCTATACCTAAAACTGTTAAATCGTAATTAACTCTTTTTCTTATTAACTCATATCTATTAGACTCGAGTATTGTGTTTATAGCTTGCTCTTCCGCGATCTCAACAGACTCTTTGTAGTTCAGCTGCATGTGTAACTCAAGCTCCTCTGTGTTCTCCGGTATTTTGTCTTGTGGGTTTTCAAAAAGATTAACACCAAAAGCTTCCATTGCAAAGTTACTTAGTTCTTTTGTCTGCATATCTCTTAAAACAGACTCCATGTAAGCAGTTCTTTTCTCTATACCGTAAGGATCTTGAGAGAAGGCTTTAATGTCAAAAGTTCTCTCACTTATACCGTTTACAACTATATCAACAAATTTTGGTATAATTGGAACTGGTTTCCAGTCTAAATTTAAATAAGATAGATCACCATTAATAGATAATTCATCTTTATACTTTTGTATTGATTGTTCACCTCTAGCATAAAGCCTTCTTCTGTGAAACGTGTTTTGATTGTTATAAAACCTATTAGTACCTGAGTCTCTTTTAAACCACTCATGCTCTATAGCTTTAGCAACTTTTAACCCATACTCTGGGGTAACTTTTTCTAAGTCACTAGCTACTTGACTAGGAAAATAACTTTTTACAACTGACTCAGCCATAATTTTCTATTAATTTTGATCTTATTCCGTTATTTTTATATCTTCCGATATTCAAATTTATTGATTGTTTTTCTACAGATGCTCTTGGGCTATATAAATGTCTATTACAAGCCATTATTGCTAAACCAGAACTAATAGTAGCATCAAACTTAGTTCTTTTATTTATATCAAATCTAACCCAATCATTTAAAGTTTTGTTAAAATAAACATCACCATAATTACCATCGCCTAAATGACCAACATATCTATCTATATATGTTTCTATAGCGGCGGCGTGTGCTTGTTTAATATCTTCACTTGTGTTTGGTATACCACCTATCTCTTTTTCGGCGACAGAAAGTTTATTCCAAACTTTATCAGGTCTATTCATTGAATATCCTCTATAGCCTCTTCTTTTTAAATAGTATAATAATCTAGGTTTGTTATTTTCAGCTAAAATTGGCATTCCGTAAAACACTAAAGCCATTAAAACATCTTCAAAAAACATTTCAGCCGTCTGTGGTCTAGCTATATATTCTAAGAAAAAAGAATTAGATGGAGCATTTTCCATACTAAATTTAGTTAGTCCATGCAAAGATCCTTTTGATCCTTTTCCATCAGTCGTTCCGGATATATCATAAGAGTCACACCCGAATGCGCCAATGTGTTCATTACCTGCGTATTTAATTCCATTTTTTATAATTTGTTTATTTTGCAAAGAAGGCTCTGGAACCCAAGTTATATTAAATCTTCCGTTTGGATTTGGTGTGAAAAATACTCTAGTATCTTTTATACCATTTTCCCATTGAAAGTTTCCTTTTGTAACAACATTTCCATAACCTATACCCTCATTGTAATCTATTTGCTCATAAAGCTTAACAAGATTAAATATGCTATTTTTAGTTTCGTCTCTAAAAGCATGTTCTTCAGTTCTAGGAAACTGTCTATAATACTCATTTAAAGCGTCTTGATCATTTTTTAAACCTTCAGCTTCATTTTCCCAGTGTTCTATTACACCAACGTCTATTATGTCACCGTATGGTCCTTCAACCTCTGTTTCCGGTGTGTCAAATACAGGTGCTCCATAAGAATCAATGAATCCTTCGTAGTTCCATTCCATAGGTATGAACAAAGAATATAGTCCCGAAGCAGTCTGTCCATTGCGGTTTCGTTTAGTAACGTCTGAAGAGTAATATAATTTTTTAAAGTTTTCACCACCTTTGTCTAAAGCATTAGACGTGCTACCCATCATACACTTACCAATAATTCTAGATCCTAGTCTAAGAGTAGTTTTTGTAACTCGCCAGTTATTTAATATGTTGTCAGGTCTTTCCCACTTACCACTTTCATCGTGCACTAACAATCTTAGCTTTTCACCATCATAGCTGTTGTCACCTGTGTTTTTCCAGTCTATTGTTGTATCAAGACCTTCTAGCTCTTCTTTTTTATCGGTTGACTGTATAGATTTTCTAGTTAATTTAGAAGCTGGGACTCTATAAGCTAATTCTGTTTTTGGACGGTCCATACCGTCTTGTATTGGTCTAAAAAAGAAAGGATAGTTAACTGATATTGGTACAACTTTGTCAGTAAACATTTTTTTAGCATCAGCACCTGTTTTTGATAGTATACCAAATCTACTATCACTTGATATGGTAGCCATATTAACAGTTTCAGCTGAAGCCATAAAAGAAAAACCAGATCGTCTGTTTTTCAAATAACACATACCGTAGCATCTTTGATCAGCTTTACAGGCTTCCCAGAATATAAAAAATAATCTATTAGCTTCTCTAAAGTCTGGCGCACCAACATCTATTTTGCTCCATTGAAGATACATATAATGCGTTCCGGTTATATAAGTTGCAACATTGTTATTATAAAACCAAAAACCATTTTCTCTTCTTTCAAACTCCTCTTCAATATACGGCTCCCACTTTTCCTTAAAGTTATCAGTGGTATCTCTCCAGTCAAATATTGTTTTTATTCTATTTAATTCTTTTGGATAATCTTTTTTGACCCACTTGTTATCTTCTTTTTCTAGTTTCAACGGTTGAGGTGGTAAAGCTATTTTTAAATTCTGTATGCTATACACCTGCCCAATTTTACCATTTCTACTTATAACAACAACGTCGTGTTCTTTGTTGTAACCATATTTCCACGATTTAGACTTGTTTAGTCTTTTTATCGTAGTTGACTTTATTGGTTCTATTATTTCAAGTAAACTTTGCTTGTACATTACTTAGATCTTCTTTCAGCAAAACCTTTAAAAGATTTTTCTTGTTTCTCTATAGGCTTGTCGTCAAGCATAGCCTTTTCCTCTTGTATTCTATTTAAAATTTCGAAGGCATCGAATATGGCCAACTTTTTAGTAGCGGCAGCGTTCTTGAGTCTATCAGCTGAGACATCATCATCAGTTTCAACGATCGGCTCTTTAGCGACTTTAATAAGCTCTTTGACCGCCTCATGTCCAGCTAGGATTATATTCTCTTTCGTTTCCTTTACGTTCATATTTAATTGTAATTGAATTTGAATCTACTCTATATAGTCTATCTTTGTCTAAAACAAACTCATATTCTGATCTTGGAGAAAAACCAACTAAATCTTCTTCTTTTATACCAGAACATTTTAAATCGTCTGAAACAAACTTCATGACCCCAACCAATGGTTTTTCTTTATCAATACTAAACTTATCTTCGTTATGTATTGGTTTAACAAAACAATAACCATCTATAGCTCTCCAACCATCACCTTTGTTATATGCAAAAACTTGATCCTCTGACACAAAAAACTTGTCTTCTTCAAAATAGCTTCTACTATTTTTTTCATTGCCTCTAACATCATAAAAACGTCTAAAAACGTTGTGATGGACAACTACTTTATCACCTATTTTTATATTAGTATTGTTTTTTATCGGTGTTGACATAACTACACCTATTCTACTAACATATCTATGGTCTTGTAAATCACTGTTTAATATAAGTTCTTTGTCACCTATTTTTTTTACAGAGTTGTTTCTATTGCCTTCGGGTTTTACTATAAAGTTTAAAACGCTTCTTTGCATTAATACTCTAAATTATATTCTACAGACACAGCCATGTTTTTATTAAAATCTTTCCACGGCATCACTTCATTATTCTTTTTTATATACACAGAGTACTTTTCCTGCTCTTCTATAATGCTAGTTATTGTGTGACCACCGTAAACTTCTTGACCTACAGAATAATGCATGGCGTCGTTTTTATAGTCTTTACCTACGCTTATCTTTCTTATTAATTTCATTTTTAATTAGATTTTATTTCACCCGTTGTAGTGTCTATTGTTACTTCGCCGTATTTTTTTTGTAATTTAACTTGATAATCGTTAAGATCTTTTTGAGCCACGGCAGTATCGTGTAATATTTGATGTTTCTGTAATTCTAATCCACCTAAAGTGATTTGCTTATTTTTAATAACATCTAGAAAATCATTTAATTCTTTAAGCTCTTTTTTTGTTATTTTTTTATTAGCCATAATAATTTAATTTAATTTATTTTTTATTTTTTTTAGGATCGGCATCAATGTACCAGTTTTTATATTTATTTCTTTTTGAGGTTATATATTCAAAATAATTATCTACTTTATCTCTCCAGTTATTTTCTAGTTTTGGGTTAAAAAAACCAGACTTGCTGCTTGAAAAAACTTTATTTATAAAATTAACACCATCATGTTGATTGTCAAACAATCTATGGTTTATAGCGTAAAAAGATCCTCTGTGCTGTTGATTCCAAACATCTATAGGTTCTATTTCTTTACCTAATGCCACCGAGTATATAGCGCTCTCGGAAATATGTGTTGTATATACTTTTTTAGCTTTTTCTAAAAAGTGATACATGTCGATGTCTCTGGGTAATATGCATTCTTCCCCAAAAAAATCTTTTATTTCGCCTATAATAGCATGTGTAGTTATTGGATGCGGTTTAAAGTAAACATTATCTCCGTGTTCTTTTTTTATATCCTTAAGTTTATTTAAACAAGCTACTTGTTTTAATTTATTAGACCCAGGTAAAACAACTAAATAATCTTTATCTTCGTATTTATCAAAATCTTGCTTTCTATCAGTGTATTTATTAGAAAGTTTATTTTTAATATTTTGACGAAGATATTCAGCATAATCCAAAACCTCACAATCATCATTGTAAGCATCGATTATGGCCTCAGTTCTAAATTTAGAATTCAAAGGCTGACAATAAAAATTAGTAGCATATTCTGTATACCCCATTGTTTTGAAATAAGGCATTTCTTCCGCTATAACGTCGTAACTATGCTCTAAATTGTTTTCTTTAGATTTTCTAATAACATATCCTTCGACTTGCTCTAGAATATCTAAATTTTTTGTTTTCTTTAAAGGTCCTATTCTTTCTTTGAGAACCTTGCTATTAAACATCTCCATATTTTATTAAATTTAATTTATAATATTCACTATAATAATCACATATATATACTAACTGTTAATATAAGTACGACTTAACAGTAGATAATCTTTTAACCCAAGTGTTATAATTCGACCTAAGTGTTGAGTAACCAGTGGACCAAGACGTTGTAAAACTAGTTGTCGTGCTCCACGAAGTGATCCATGAAGTGGTGGTTAATTGACTTGTTGTCCAGCTTGTTGTGGTAGAGGCACTAGTCGTCCAGCTAGTCGTTGTGCTTTTGCTAGTAACCCAAGTTGTTGTATAACCAGTTGTAGTTGATACACTAGTACTAAAACTTGTAGTTGTAGAACTACTTGTAGTCCAACTTGTGGTAGTAGATTTACTAGTAGACCAAGTTGTAGTAAACGTAGTCGTAGTACTCTGACTTGTGTTGAAACTAGTTGTTGTAGAACTACTAGTGGTCCAAGACGTTGTTGTTGATTTAGACGTCGACCAAGTCGTGGTAAAAGTAGTTGTAGTACTTTGGCTAGTATTAAAGCTAGTTATAGTAGAACTACTGGTAAACCACGAAGTAGTTGTATCCCTAGATGTGGACCATGTTGTTGTAAACGTTGTTGTTGTGTTTTGACTTGTAAACCATGAAGTCGTTGTGGTTTGGGAAGTTGTCCAACTTGTGGTTGTAGAACTACTTGTTGTCCAGCTGGTTGTATAAGACGTTATTGTGGTTTTTGATGTAGCTTGGCTTGTCGTCCAAGATGTAGTATACGTAGTTGTTGTATCCTGCTGCGTTCCTCTCGATGTTGTCCAGGTAGTTGTATACGTTGTGGTCGTAGAATGAGATGTTCCATGACTAGTTTGCCACGTTGTTGTATATGTAGTAGTTGTACTAGAACTTGTATTAAAATATGTTGTCCACGATGTCGTCCAAGCAGTTATGGTTATACTACTTGTAGATCTTGAAGTTGTCCAAGAAGTGGTATAAGTAGTGGTTGTACTGTGAGATGTTGCTTGGCTGGTTGTCCAACTAGTCGTCGTGTTATAAGACGTTGTTGTACTGCGAGAAGTACTCTGACTCGTATTCCACGTAGTTGTGGTTGAGTGACTAGTAGTTGTTGATCTTGATGTTGACCAAGATGTAGCCCAACCTGTTGTTGTAGAACTACTTGTGTTATAATATGTAGTCCAACCTGTAATCCTAGTCTCAAGCGTAGTCCTACTCGTTTGTTTATCGGTAAAAACATCTCCTGTCCAAGAGGTAGTCGTTAATCTAGACGTTGTCCGAGAAGTGTTCCAGTAAGTAGTAGGCATTTTATTATGGTGATATTTTAAAATTATGTGTTAATATTCCATTGGCATAAAAAACATCGTTTGGTTCAACATCTACTTTCCAAACTTTATATGTATTAACACTGTCTAATACTAAAGACGTTATCTCTATCTCTTCATCATTTATGTTTAAAAATACATCGCCAATTTGTAATTCGTTAGTATTTTTAACCCGCCAAAGTCCATCTCTTTTTATTACATGTAAATGTTCTTCTGTCGTTTTTAACAAACCGTCATTTATTATCCAAACACCAATAGCATCAAATCTATATAAACCTCTTATTGATTGTATTAACTTTTCGCCATTTATACTTTCTGACGTTATTGTTTTTAAGGTATCAACATCATCAGTGTTGAAGGGACAATCTTTTGTTAATATACTATGATTTGGATACAGTTGTTCTACCGGTAGTTTTTGCGTTGTAGATATATTTACTTCGGTTCCTTCTACTACGCATTTAGGGTCGATAAATGGATCATCTCCATCATCAGTTATTGTTGATGTTTGCCAGATAGTCGTGTATGACGTGAGCGTTGATGTGCTAAAGCTTCCACTTGTCACCCAGTACGTAGTCCAAGTTGTTGTTGTGTTATATGATGTAGATCGCGAGGTAAATTTACTCGTTTGCCAAGTCGTCGTTGTTGTTCTACTGGTTATCTGACTTGTATTAAACGTAGTGGTTGTTGAATAACTTGTAGTTGTACTTCTACTCGTTGCCCAGTATGTAGTATACGTAGTTGTGGTAGAATGTGATGTACCTGTCGACCTTGACGTTGTCCAGTACGTAGTGTACGAGGTTATTGTTGTTTTAGACGTACTTCTACTCGTTGTCCAATACGTCGTCCAAGTTGTTGTAGTATCTCTTTGCGTGCCTCTACTGGTACTTCTACTAGTTTGCCAAGTTGTTGTAGTAGTGTGTGATGTGCTTCTACTAGTGTTATAATATGTTGTATATGACGTTGTTGTAGACTTGCTGGTTGATCTACTAGTAGTCCAATATGTTGTCCAAGCTGTTATGGTTATAGTTGAAGTGCTTCTTGACGTGGTCCAACTAGTTGTGTAGCTGGTTGTTGTATCATGTGATGTTGATCTACTGGTTGTCCACGAGGTGATTGTAGATCTACTAGTTGTCCATGAGGTTGTTGTAGATCGACTAGTAACCCAACTGGTAATTGTAGTGCGAGAAGTACTTTGACTTGTGTTAAAAGTAGTTGTTGTAGTTATACTAGTAACCCAACTGGTTGTTGTAGATTTAGAAGTTACCCATGTTGTTGTGGTAGACTTAGATGTTGATTGGCTAGTGTTAAACGTAGTTGTAGTACTTCTAGATGTTATCCAAGATGTAACGGTGGATTTAGAAGTTATCCATGTTGTAGTAGTAGAAGCCGTTGTGGATTGGCTTGTATTAAAAGTAGTTGTAGTAGATCTACTTGTAGTCCAACTGGTAACAGTGGATTTACTTGTGGTCCAAGTAGTAGTTGTTGTATGACTAGTTAATTGCGAAGTATTGAAACTAGTAGTAGTTGAAGCGCTTGTTGTCCAAGACGTAGTAGTTGACGCACTTGTACTCCACGAGGTTGTCGTAGAAGCAGAAGTGTTTGCTGAAGTTGTAGTGCTCACAGATGTGGATTGTGAAGTAACAATGCTTGTGCTTGTACTCCACAGATTAATTCTAGAAAAACCTATCTGCTTCATAAATTAATTTTATTGGAAATTACCTACATAATTGCAAAGCACTTTGTCTGTTGCTAATACAAAATAAGATATTATTGATACAGCGCCACTTGTATTAACAAATGATACACTAGCACCCTCAGGTGTTAACATATAACTAGGTAACGCCTGAGCACTGGTTGCGGCTGTGTTGTTTATAATTATTGTACCGGATTGACCAATGTTATTACTGCTTATACTTAGCGCTATTGAATATGTGCCACTAGCGTTTAGTAAAAAATTATCATTGGTACTTAAATTTATTGAAAAAATATTAAACGGATTTTTAGAAACCGTTGTTAAAGATCTTAATAACGCTCCGTCTATAAAAGAGTTACCATTTACATGTAGTTTAGCTTTTGAATTAGCCTCTGTACTTTGTGTTGAGCCATTTAAACCTATACTAACATCACCAGTGTGACCTATAACTATTCTAGGTGTTGGAGATGATCCTGTTCCAGAGGGACTTGTAGCTAGTGTCATGTAACTACCACCACTGCTACCAGTTCCAGCAGCTGCCCAAGTATAAGCATCGATCCAAGCATTACAATATCCGTCAGTAGCATCGTCTTTAACGGACCACTGAAGTCTACCTATAAGATCATTACCCAAAACCGTGGTATCAAATCTTCTCAAATCTAATATACCACCAACTACGTTTGCAACACAAAGATCTGGTGGGCTACTAAAAGCGATTGCGTCTATATTGTTTATATTGACACCAACTTGATCGTTAACAGTGTCTACATACAAGACGTTAGTATCAACGGCAAGCGTTTGTGATATTGTAGCTGTACCGTTGACTACTAAGTCTGTAGAACTGCCAGAAAGTAAAGCGTCTGCTAATAACTTTGGCATATTATTGTTTTTTATTTAATTATTA